CCGCAACCTGGTAAATTCCCCTGAGTGCATAAACATCACTGTCGTACTTTCTATCTCTGTTTTCTAAGAACAGCAAGTCCTGAATGTTTAGCTCGCTTTGATTAACGTAGTCGGGCTTGGTTGAATCTGTACTACCAGTTTGTTGTACCGGTCCTAGATATTTGTGTACTAGCACACCTGTGCCGCCAATGGTAAACATCTCGCTTATACGGCGATCAAAAAAGCGGTAATCGTTAGTATGGCGACCTTCTTTCCAAAGACTCAGTCGAGGCATAAAGTATCCTTATTGTTATATTTATGGGTTTGACATCTATATCAAAATAGGCTATAATTTAGTTATGGAACAGTTTATCAAATTGGAAAATTTGTTTAATGCAATACGCGAAACCAACGACATCCGCGCCAAATCTGAATTGTTCAAAATGTACAAAAATTGTAAAAAAATAGCAACAGAGTTAAGCATTGAAATGGTAGAATGCAGGCGTACAAAACGTACCACTGCCCGAGCACAAACCCTAGAAAACGAGCTAGATTCGGCTATTAAAAACCTGGAACATTGGGTATTTTTTAGTAAACTTTTGTACTAACTTGACCCAAAATAATTTTTATGCTATACTACATGGTATATAAACTGTAAACGGAGTTTGTTATGGCCACAGTAGCCGGAATTAAAATTAAGACTAAAGCACCACGTGAAAGACGTGCGGCCTTTGCAGACGAAAAGTACACAGGTCCAGAGCCAGTTTGGGATACTGAACGTGCCCTTACATTCAGCGATAGTGATTTTGATCATCACCTGCGCCGTAGCCTTTACTACTACAATTATCATTACACTCAAAAGGACTGTAAAAAACATGTAGTTGAGTGGATGCAACGTCCAGAAAACAAATTTGAAAAAGCAGACATCAGTGCATTCATACGTGCTGGCGATCGTACTTTGAGTATGACAGCATGTGGATTGGTAATGGCACACCGCCAGGGCATGCCACTGAAGCCACGTCATATTGAGTTTTTAAAAGAAGCCATTGGTGGCTCAATAAAAACAGCTGAGCCCGAAATTGAAGAAGTTGCTGTGGATAAACCAAAGGCATACGTGCCCACTATCCAAGATCGTTTAAATGAAAAAACAGCAGAGACAATTGGTGAACTGGAAGGTCACTATGATGAGTTCTGCACAGACAAAAAATACATTTTTAAACCTTACGACTTTTTGGTTGCAAACAATGTACCACAAAGCCAATTAAGCAAATATGTAGAAGTGTACCAAAAGCGATTGGATGAGCTTAAAGGTGCATTTGAAAAACAAGATGAACAGCTGGTCGAGGGCTACAAGCACCTCAAGGCGGCAGATTTTAAACGAATCATTGCATTCTTGGACAGTATTCTTAGCAATATCGAGGCATATCGAGGCGTAAAGAAAGCCACCAAGAAAGTCCGTGCCCCACGTGCAGTAAGCAAAGAAAAAGTGGTATCTAAACTCAAGTATTCCAAAGAAAATAAAGAATTAAAAATTGTCAGCATTAATCCAGCCGACATTGTGGGTTCGGCCGAGCTTTGGATTTACAATGTTAAAACAAGAAAATTGGGCAAGTATGTTGCCGCAGGCTACCAAACGCTCAGTGTCAAAGGAACATCAATTACTGGGTTTGACGTAGACAAGAGTGTGTGCAAAACTTTGCGTAAGCCTGAGGAAAAACTCAAAGAGTTTGCCAAAGCAGGCAAAATCCAATTGCGTAAGTTTATAGAAGATATCAAAGCCACTGAGACCAAGCTGAATGGGCGTATTGGAACCGACATAATGCTTTTGCGAGTGCAGTAATAAATACTGTATCGGAAAAATATTATGCCAACAGTACCACCATACACTCCAGTAATCGAACCAAATTTACTTGCTAAAAATGCATTGCCCACGGCCCATCTAAACGGCCCCGGGCCTATTGCATTCAATGCTGGTGATTTGCCAACATATGACACTAAACGAACTGAAATTCTTGATTACATTCGTTTGAGATTGGGCGATGGAATGGTAGATGTTGAACTGGACCTTGACCATTATCATTTGGCAATTGACCAAGGACTGCAACGTTATAGACAGCGTACACACAGTTCAGTGGAAGAAAGTTATGCTTTTTTAAATCTCATGCCCGAAGTGCAGGAATATATACTGCCAAAAGAAATAACAAATGTCAGACAGATTTTCCGTAGAGGGATTGGAAGTGTGACAGGAACAACAGCCAGTCAATTTGAGCCTTTTGCATCTGGATTTCTTAATACCTATATGTTGGTAGCAGGACGAGTGGGCGGATTGCTTAGTTATGAACTGTTTTCTCAGTACCAAGAACAAGCAATGAAAATGTTTGGCGGACATATGAATTTTACATTTGACCGTGTTACTAAAAAATTAACTTTAATTAGAAAAATGCCCGGGCTAAGTTCAGGTGATCCGTCTGAGACAGTGATGCTATGGACTTATAATCAACGTCCTGAAGTTTCAATATTCAACGATCCATTGGCATATCCGTGGATACAGGACTATGCTTATGCATTGTGCAAACACATGCTTGGTGAAGCAAGGGAAAAATTTGCAACTATTGCCGGCCCACAAGGCGGAACAAGTCTAAATGGTGCGGCCTTAAAATCAGAAGCAAATCAAGATTTACAACGTCTTGACGACGAGCTCAAGAACTACATAGACGGTAGTCACCCGCTGACCTGGGTTACTGGTTAAACAGCCTCTAGAAATTTCAATTGATTTGTGTTAAAATTTCCAAATAATATTTGGAGTAATCTATTATGATCATTGGTGTATGTGGATTCATTGGATCTGGCAAAGATACTGTAGCAGACTATTTGGTAAATTTCCACGAGTACAGGCGTGAAAGTTTTGCTAATAGCCTTAAAGACGCAGTGGCACAAGTGTTTGGCTGGGACCGAACAATGCTGGAAGGGCGCACAGCACAGGCCCGTGAGTGGCGTGAACAGGTTGATCCTTGGTGGGCAGAACGTTTAAATATGCCCGATCTTACTCCTAGGTTAATGCTACAGCTTTGGGGCACAGAAGTTTGTCGAGCAGGATTCCATGACGATATCTGGATTGCCAGTTTAGAAAACAAACTGAGAAATAGTCAAGACAATATTGTTATTAGCGACTGTCGTTTCCCTAACGAAATTAAAGCATTACGAGCTGCCGGCGGCATTATAATTTGTGTTGAGCGTGGCATACAGCCGCATTGGACCAGTATTGCTGTCAGTGCCAACCGAGGTGATCTAAAAGCACAAGCATGGTTAAAACAAGAAGGCATTCATGCAAGCGAAACCTCTTGGATTGGTACTACGTTTGATCGAGTATTAGATAATAATGGCAGTATAGACAGTTTGTTTAGTCAACTTAAAAGTCTGGTACAACAGGACTTGGTTTCCAGCTAATTTTCATTTTGTAAATTTCTTGCTGGCAATTAAGGCATATAGTTTTAAGATTGAAGAAATCGTTATTGCGTAAGTTACCATCTACATAAAAAACTCTTAGTTGGTCTTCTTTGAATTTGGCTTTGAAGCCACACTTCTCACATGTGTCTTTTTTTCTATAACCTGCCCTGAACCATCCGGGCGGGTTTTGTTTTAATTTTTTGCCTTTGCGTATGCAGGCAGTACACAAAGATCTATAATATGTAATGCCATGTCGTTTATAGTTCACTGCCACTGGTCTTGCAGTACAAACAGGACACAATTTTCTATTATGCATATCGATATTTATAGTTGACCTTTATAAAGGCACCTCAAAACACCAAAATTATCTCTAATGTTATAAATATTGATAACAGTTTAAAAAGGATAAACCACCATGGCACTAGTATCACCAGGTTTAGAAATCACCATTATCAACGAAAGTCAATACGTTCCTGCAGCCGTTGGCTCAGTACCGCTTGTAGTATTGGCTACCAAACAAGACAAACAGGTCTCGGGCGGTGTAGCTGATGGTACCACACAGGATATGGCAGGTAAGTTACAGATATTTACTAGCCAAAGAGAATTAATTACATCATTGGGTTACCCCGAGTTTGAGTTAAGCGCGGCAGGAACTCCAATCAATGGAAGTCAATTGAATGAATATGGGCTATTAGCGGCATACAGTACATTAGCCGCATGTAATAGACTATATGCAATCAGAGCAGATATTGACCTAGCCCAATTAGAAAACACAGCAGTTCGTCCAATTGGAGAACCAGACGATGGTACCTATTGGTTAGATCTTTCTGAATCGGCATGGGGCATCAACGAATGGGATGCTGGAACTCAGTCATTTGCGGTTAAAACTCCTTTGACAATTACCAGTTCAGACAATGCGCCAACAGTTGGCGGAATTCCAACACCGTTGGATTCACTAGGACAAATTGGCGCTTATGCAGTTACTGTACTTGATGTTAATAATTATGTATGGTATAAAGGACAACATCCAGACCTAGGCGCAGTATGGAGCCGTGTTGGCACCACTCAGTGGCAAGAGTCTATTCCAACTGTAATTGGCCCAACAGTTACAGCAGTATCACCAGCAAGTATCAGCATTAACGGAACCACAATCAGTGTTACCGGTACAACTATAACCGCTGTTGCAACAGCTATTAACAATGCGGCCATTACTGGAGTTACTGCATCTGTTTTGTCCAGTGGCAAACTAGCAATTTATGTTACCAGCGCAAGTCAGAGCAACGGTTTAGTTACAGATGGTAAAATGGAAATTGCTGAAGTTGGCGTAGGTACAATTTTAGCCACATTAGGTATTGATGAAGACACATACCTATGCCCAACATTGCATTTTGGCAGTTATGTAAGTGTTCCGGCTTGGAGAACAACAGACACTGACCCAGCACCTAGCGGTAGTATTTGGGCTAAAACCAGCGCATTAGGCAACGGTCTAAAATTAAGTCTAAAGAAGTTTAATGCAGACACAGGACTATTTGCATCAGTTGCCACAAACGTATACGAAACTGAAGCAGAATCATTATACGGTATGGATCCAGGCGGCGGCGGCTTTAGTATCAAAGCCGGAGCATTGTTTGTCAAGTACAACAATTTAGAAACTGACACGATGAACTTTAGAATTTTCTATCGTCGTGGAGTGGGCGAAACAAGAATTACCGGAACAGCACCAACAAGTCCAATGGTGTTTAACAACGGTGACGAGTTCGATGTAACTTACACCGTAGCAGGAAGTTCGGCTCCTGTTACAAAAACAGTTACTATCGGCGGAACAAGTGCATCAGCTTTTGTTGCCAGTTTCCTAGCCGCAGAAATACCAAGATTAAGTGCTCAAATTGAAAGTACTGGTGCAATTACATTCATCCACGAAGATGGTGGATCAATTGTTTTGGCTAATGCAACTGGAACTCCTTTGACTACTGCTGGATTTACATCAAGCACAACAAATGTAAGAGTAAACCACGATGGTGTAGGCTTGTTACTAAGCAATTGGAGCCCATTGAACACCTATACAGTTAGCGCAGTAACACCATACAATGATCCATCGAATGGCACATTGTGGTTCTGGGGTTCTGTTGCTGACAACGACATCATGATTAACTCTGGAACTGGCTGGGCAGGTTACAAAACCCTAACCAGTGATGCTCGTGGATATAACTTACAAGCAACTGACCCAGCTGGACCAATCGTTTCTGCAAGTGCTCCTCCAAGAATTGGTGGCCAAAGCGATGGTACAGATCTAGAGCCAGGTGATCTATGGATCAATACTAGCTCAACTGAATTGGACACATTCCCAATGATCAGTCGTTGGAACGGTTCTAAGTGGGTAGCAATTGACAATAGCGACAGAATTACTTCCAATGGTATTGTATTTGCTGACGCACGTTGGAGTGCAGACGGCGAAGTAGATCCTATCACTGGTGCATTCCCAGAGATCAGCGAGTTGCTATCGTCTAATTACATTGACCTTGATGCGCCAGACTACAGATTGTACCCACGTGGAACATTGTTATATAACACAAGACGTAGTAGCAACAACGTTAAACAATGGATTGGCGATAAGTTCACAGAGAAGAACTATCCTGATGATGATTTAACTGGCTTGCAAGAAGGAACTTGGCAAACAGTCAGTGGCTTGCGTGGCGATGGTTCTCCATACAGCGGTGCGTCTGCACAGCGCAACATGGTAGTAAAAGCCATGAGAGCCGCAGTTGATAGTAACACAGTAATTCGTGAAGATAACTATCAATTCAACTTGATTGCTGCCCCAGGATATTGGGAAATTATTCCAAACTTGGTTGCACTAAACAATGATCGTAAGCAGACTGCGTTTGTGGTCGGTGATACACCAATGGATCTACGTAGCAACATTGTTGACATTACAACATGGGCTAATAACACAGACGGATTTGGTTTGTCAAGTGCTAGCGAATACCTTGGTGTGTTCTATCCAAGTGGTCAGACCAGTGAGCCATTAAATGGCAATACTGTAGTGGTACCATCAAGTCATATGATGTTACGTACTATCATTCACAATGACAATGTTAGCTTCCCCTGGTTCGCACCAGCAGGCGCACGTCGTGGTGTAATTGACAACGTTGATCAAATTGGCTATATCAATAAAGATAGCGGCGCATTTGTACGCAACGGTGTTAACCAAGGTCTACGCGATGGACTATATTCATTGCAAGTTAACCCAATTACACAATTACCGGGCTTGGGTATTGTAGCATACGGTCAAAAAACACGTGCCGCATACGGTGGTGCAATGGATCGTATCAATGTAGCACGTTTAGTTAACTACATCCGTACAATATTATCAAGTGTAGGTAACTCATTCTTGTTTGAGCCAAACGATAAAACTACACGTGATCAAATCAAACGTGTGATCGAAGGCGCACTAAATGATCTAGTTGCAAAACGTGGTTTATACGACTACTTGGTTGTCTGCGACGAAACAAATAATACTCCAACACGTATTGCACGTAACGAGTTATATGTTGACATCGCAATTGAGCCAACTAAGACTGTCGAATTTATTTACATACCAATTAGGTTAAAGAACCCTGGTGACATTTCCGCACTAGGATGATAATGTAGGTATATAATGAGACTGTCTAGGCAGTCTCATTGTTCGATATAAGTCGGTAAATAAATGTATAGAGGATTACAGAAATGACAACAGCATCATTAAATAAATTTACAGTACCATTAGCAACATCAGTAAGTGCTTCAGCACAAGGTTTGTTAATGCCAAAATTAAAATTTCGCTTCAGAGCAAGTTTTGATGGATTTGGTGTAAGTGCTAACCGCGTAGAATTAACTAAACAGGTTATGGATATCAAACGTCCAAGTTTGAACTTTAACCCGATTACCATTGATGTATACAATTCAAAAGTATATCTACAAGGTAAGCCAGAGTGGCAAGAAGTTACCGTTAACTTGCGTGATGATGCTAGCGGCAACGTAACACGCCTGGTAGGTGAGCAAGTTCAGAAACAATTTGATTTCTTGGAACAGGCCAGTGCATCTTCAGGTATTGATTATAAGTTTACACTAAAATATGAAGTACTAGACGGCGGTAACGGCGCAAGTACTCCAAATGTTTTAGAAACATGGGAAATGTATGGCTGCTTGATTAGTCAAGTTGATTATGGCGATATGAATTATAGCTCAAACGATCCAGCAACAATTGCACTAACAATTAGATACGATAATGCATTACAAACACCACTAGGTACCGGTGGCGTTGGACAAACCGTGGCACGAACTTTAGGCACAGTAATTACAGGTTAATTAAACAATCATGGAAAA